CCAGGCCGGGAGGCCGGGCCGAGGGTCATTGCGGAAACGCAAACCAGTTTTGGATCGCTCCGCCCATTGGAACATACCTAGTAGTGGTTCTCCAGATCCGATACCAGACTGTGATAACCAGTCATCTCTTCCATCAATCCCTCCTCCAGTGAAGCTAATGTTTCCAGGGGACTCATACACGGGAGGCTTAACTGCGAACTTCCAGTCACAGTACTTTTGAAGTGTGGAGAAATTAGTTGCCGCACTTTTTGGATCCAGTTGATGTACCAAATCCCAAAACGACTCTCGATCGCTTGCATTCGTAATTTCAGTCCATTTTGCAACAGTCTTGCTATTTCCGCCTCCGCTCGGAACGGGACGGTCAAGGCTTTGGAATGCAACGTCTCCGTCTTTGATCGCATAGTCGTATCCCTTTTCAGGTGTTCCTTTAGACTGCTCAATATTGGGGTGACGACCTTCAACATCGAAGCAAGTAACTCGTCGGAACCTTCTTTTCCTCCCAAAGTCAACGAAGCAGTGGAGATGAACACCTCCATCAGCGTGATTTTCTCTGCCAATGACGAGCTTAGCTCCCAGTTCGTGAAAGCGTTCTCCAACTCTTGTAGGGGAGAGGTCACCACATTGAGAGTAAGTGATGAGAGCATAGCGAAAGTGGTAGTCGAAGTGAGGCATGAGAAAAAAGTCCCTGGGCGAAACTAATATTATAGCCCAGGGACGGGGACACTTTATGTGTATTTATACCCGTCCTCTCCCCCCTCCTTGACTTTAGGCAACCATGTCAGCTCGCAACGTTCCCGGTTTACCCCCACATCACGCAGATTGCGTGATTATTCACTCTACTCGGCGATACCCCTGTTTTCCCACTAGCAAGGATGCGTTCACGCTACAGCAGAAGAAGTGGCTACAGGAGAACAAGGAGAACCTACCGCCGGAAGGCTCCCTCCCGAAGCATTTACTCAAGGCGAATACGGCGTTCAACCACAAGTACACGGTACAGGACGAGAGTCATGTCAAAGAAGAGGATTCTTAACCTTACTTCGAAGAAGAAGAGTGACGTTATGGCCCCTAACAGGGGTTATCCCGCGTCATCTGATCCTGCAGCCGTTTCTGAGGTCCCTATCACTAGCGGACCAGGCTATTATGCAAGTCTTTGGTGTGCTACCGCACGCCCGCTCAGAGAGATCTTTGAGAACGACAGAGGAGAAGTTACCGCAGGCAGGAATTCCCCCGTGTGCTATATCCGTGGAGTTAAGGAAAAAACAAGTTATCTCACCGACACGGGTGAGTCCTGGCGTCATCGTCAGATTGTGTTTACGAACAAGGGTGATTTACCCTTGGGTGAGGAGTTTGAGGGAGATCGTACGATCTCGTCTGTTACGGATTCGGCAGGTCGCGAGACCTTTTACAGGGGTGTGGCCCCACTCCCCGACACTTCCCGTGTTCCTTTCAACGCGTTACTCTTTAAGGGTAATGGCGTGACCAGTACAGGGGTTCGAGATTGGGTTGATCTTATGACAGCCCCGCTCGACAAGACGCGTTTTAAGATTATTTCAGACAGTGTGTTTCACATTCATTCAGGGAATGATACGGGTGTTACGCGTACGCGTAGCAAGTGGTATCCTGTGAACAAGAACTTGAATTATGGCGATGAAGAATTTGGGAATCAAATGTTTTCGAGTTACAAGAGCACTACGGGTCGTCCAGGTATTGGAGATGTTTATGTGTATGATATTATCAGTAGTGCGACAACTGCAACAAGCAGTACGTTGCTGTGGGCACCACAAGCTACTCTGTATTGGCATGAAAAATAGGAGTGTTACACTCAACAAAAATACAATTTATGTTCATCCATTCCACCTCTGCAGCAGTCATTTCATCCCTTGGGTCAGTGTTGCTAAGCCACACGCTTGGCTTACCCCACTTGACAAGTTTAGGCTCCCTGTACAGGCATTTTACGGTGACCCATTGCTGACATCCCAACCATTCTTTGAAACTAGGAAAAAACTTGATTCCTCCTCGTATGTCGTCGAACACGGCGTACTCAGCGTCATCTGCTTTAAGGCATTCACTCCCGCTAATGAGTCCGATGCAGTAGATATGTGGGCCAAGAGATCTAGCCCACAAAGTCTTTCCTGTTTGTGATGCCCCGTATACGCAGATAGATTTGACCCTACCTAGACAGATTAATCAATGAGAGCTTTGACACGAGGCAGGTCCAGGCCGGGAGGCCGGGCCGAGGGTCATTGCGGAAACGCAAACCAGTTTTGGATCGCTCCGCCCATTGGAACATACCTAGTAGTGGTTCTCCAGATCC